AAACATCGTTGATTTCTGGTTGTAAGAAGTCTTTAATAAATCTTTCTCTTACTTCTTCAATACGTTGAAGAAAGATCTTCAATTTAATTTCTGTATCGGCATACTTACTCTCACCAAGAAGGATGTTATTTAACCCTTCACGAATATCTTGGTTTAAAACTTCGTATTTTTCTTTACCCATGACCTTCTGAAGATCGGGTATGATAAATTCAGCTTTTGTAGTATAGTCAGAAACTAAAACCCTACCGACACTCTTGTTCTTAAAGATTTCTTGCATGGCCTTTAAGTTTTGATGATTAATGCCGCCTTTTTCTGGCTCATTGCCCATCGTAACAAGAAGAATGACATTTTCAATTGATCTAGCAATAGCTTGGTCAACTTTCTTTAGCTCCATCTTTTTATTAATGTCATCAAGAACAGAATAACCGGGGGGAACCGCAAGAGGTTCGTAGTCCTGCTTTTTATAAAACACAGGGTGTAGTTTTAAAACATCCAAAGGAATTTGGATTTCCCTATTAATGATAAAAGTGTTTGTATTTGATTTGGTTCTCTTAAGTTCGTCTTGAACTTCTTTTGGCAATGAATTAAAGATATCTTTATCCTTATCGGTCTTTGGATCTCTTAATTTTGCCATTTCAAAATTTGTCAAAATCTTAGCATAACTATAGTCTCCAAAATTCATTTGCTCAGTAACCTCTATATCAGCAGGGTTAAGCATCAAATATCTAACAGGAATCTTTTTTTCTGTTAAAGTTGGAATAGGATTTTCGCTGTAGGCTTTAATAGAATTTGTATTAACTTTTGCCTCAAGATGAAGCATAAAAACATTACCACTTCTATAGATCTCTCTAAAGAACTGATCTTTTAAATCATAAATTTTAATTTTATTAAGCCAAGCCTCAACAAAGCGGCGGCTTTTCTCTGTGCCACTGTTCTTTTTAAAATAAATATCCGAGTTGGAAAATTCAGATAACAGATCAATTGTTGACTTATAAACAGGAACATTAAAATAAGCCTTTTGAGATAAAACGATAGCATCTCTTACAGAAACGCCATCTGCGGAATAATCCCAAGGAAGAAGTCCATCGTCAATATTTTTAAACCTTTTACGAAGAAGAGAAGATGTAGCTAAATTGTCTCTAGTTCCAACTCTTGATCCAGAAGAGCTAGATAATCTACTAGCGGAACTTTCTTCTGAATAATAACCCTCTCCAATTAGCTCTGGCGCAACGGAAGCTTCTAAAAATGAAACGTTATCAATCGCATTTCCCTTTGATAAGTTGCTCCAATATCCATCGTTCTTTTTCGTATATTTTCTTGGCATATTTGTTTCTACACAAAAGTTACTTTTTTTAACTTTAAAAGTTACTTTATATGGTAAAAGGAACAAAAGTAGAGACTACCCTCTTCTCTTCCTTAACTTCTAGAGAATCAAAATAAACCTTGGCCCACCAGTTTAAAAGAACCAATGATGAGTAAAGGTCTTTTCTTGGTCTATTTGGACCTCTTTGCTTTCTCATGTGTAATGGCAAATCAAATGATTGAGTTCCTTGTGGACTTGTTGTAACTTCAATGTTTGATGTTTGAATTTTTGTTAATTCAATATTTTGCTTACAATAGTCAATTAGATCAACCTTACAGGCATCGTCGTTAGAAGCTCTATATTCTGGCTCCCATTTTAAATCTTTAATTGGAACATCTGCCTTACTTTGTTCTTCAAAATGTTTATCTCCCAAGAAGGCTCCAGAAGCAAAAATGATTCTTTTATGATCAATACTTGCTTGTAGCATTTCGTTTGCAATTCTAATCCAAGAGGAGGATGGATTTCTTAAAAAACAAATCTTATGCTCAGATTGATTTATTGAGCTTTTCATTCTTAATAAATCGGCATGATAATCTTCTGATTTATCAAAGTCTCCTTCAACATATTTAATTTCAATTTTTGAATTTTTAAATAATTCACTTTCGTTGCAGGAACTGATAAATTGCAATCCTCCGTTTCTATCCCCAACTATTCCAACAACATTGAAATGAGTATAGAGATAATGAAAATATGTCATATATGTTTTTAACTGTTGACCAGTAAGAGCGAATGAATGAACAATTGCTACTTTATTTTCTGATCTCAATAACTTACCAACATGCATACTAAAGAAGTCTGCCTCCTCACTTTCTGACCAAGAAGGGTCAAAAGCTAATATATATTCGTCCGTAGGGTTTCCAATAATTTCTACAGCAGGGAAATCTCCTTCAGCAACAGTGCATTGCATCATTCGACTCATCTTGAAGTAGGAGTCTCCCTCGTCTCCAAATTGAGCGCCAAACTCTCTATCAAACTGAGCCTTGCTCATTGTCGCTTTGGCTTGATTTAAAAGGTTTTGATCATAAAGCTCTGGAGGGGCTAAATCATAAGATAATTGGAAAACTGATCTATATGCTGAAGATGATCCCATTTCTTCTTCAAGACCATTTAATCTTTGAGAATCATGTTGACCTAAAATAAGATCAATAAACTGTTTATAAAGTTTATACATGTATTCGAATTTAAAAGAAGGGGAAGATAGCAAAATCAATTTATTGTTTGGCCAAGCAAACCTCTCTTCTTCTGTCATTTTACCTTGAGCAATAAGCCTTGTTTCAAGATCCCTCAGTTCTTTTCTTTCTGTTGGATTTTCAATAACACCCAAGAAAGGCATAATAACTTCATTAAAAATCTTCTCTGGCATTGTTAAAAATTCATCAATAACAATTATATTAAATCTAAAACCACGAAGACGCTCTCCGTTTGCTAAAGGCAAGGCTATTGCTCTGCTTCTTCCAATTTTTAAAGTCCATTGATCTGTTCCTTTTTGAATTAAATTTTTAGAACCAATACAATCCATTGCTAGTTTCGCAGACGGTTTCGAAAGAATGTCTTCAATTTTAGTAAAAATCATTTTAGACTGTCTAAATGTTCCAGCTAATACCCCAATATTACAGCCTTGATTAAACATTAATTCTAAAATTAAATAAATAGCAGTTGAGAATGTTTTTGACATACCACGGGCCAAAACGTGCATCGTATAATCAGAAACAAAAAGAGCTTTAATTAAAATAGCTTGAAAAGGAAAAAGCTTAATCCCAAGAAAGAACTCTGTTGCAAACGTTATATTGTTTCTCAAAAAACGATACAGCAATACAGAAGCCTCGTCTTGTTCAAGCCAACCTTCCTTTTCTAAAATTTCTGAGTTAATAAGACCTGCTGAATAACTCAACCTTTTTCCTTGTTTACCTTTATCCCACATATTTTTTATCTAAGTAAAATTGTAAATCGCACCTATGCATTTCTTTTCCAAAATAAAGAATTCTTTGAGTTATATCTTTTGCATCTTCTTTATCTTTACAGAATACAAATTGTATTGTTTCTGGATAGGTTAAACAAAGTTTTCTAACATTGGAAAAAGCAAAAGACAAATTGGTTTGATATTTGAATTGAAGATTTTGACGAATAATTTCTGCAAAAGTTCCTTCAACAACAACAAACAAAAAGCTATTAAAACTCTTTGTTCTTTCGACCTCCTTTTTAAATCTTTCAAAACCAACCCCAAAGGTTCCCTTAAAATCATTTATAGATTTTCTATCTATAAAGGTAGAACTGTAAAAGTCTCCACCAGCACAATAGTCTCCACAATCAAGCTTGTTTATTAATTGATTTTTAAAATCAAAAGGCTTTTGTTCGCGAGTATCGACATGAATCTCTATCTTGTCTAATTCTTCTTGAGAAACTTCCCAAAAACCTTCTGGCAGAGTTTGGTTATAAAAATATTCAACTTTTAATTCTTTTGCTAGATTTTCTGTTGATTGAAAGAATCTTTCACAAGTAATTAGTCCAGCCCTTTTCTTGGTAATGAAATAATTTTGAGAAGGTAAGAAGGAAAACTTATATCTTTCTTTATCGGCCTTTAGTTCGTGAAGAATAACTTCCTTACCCTCTTTTGTTGAGCATCCTTTTAAAAACTTATTTCTATTAACTAATGAATTAAAGCATTCCCCCTTATATTGTTGAGGATTATTAAAATCAATCAAAGAACCGTCAAGCCTATCTCTGTTTGGGAAATTTCTTTGGTAATACGCAGCAATGCCTCCATGTTTATTAACATGGATATGTAAGCCAGCTTCTTTTGTAAAAGATGCTCCACATTCTGCGCATTTATAACTCATAGAATTTCATATTTACTAATACCAAAGATTCTACCTTTTAACTCATCAACGGACTCAAGCCTATCGATTTCTTCTGCAACAAGCCTGTTTTGCATTTCTGCCATCATTACCATTTTCTTTCGGTCTTCGTTACTTTGAAAAACTTCAACAATGGAAAGAAAATTGATTGTTGCATCTCCCTTCTTTTCTAATCTTTTGGCCCGATCTCCGTTTAATTTATTAATCAAGGAATCGATTCTTTTCTCACACTTGTCTAGTTCATCAGATGTTGCCTTAAGATGCTCTGTTAATCTCATGGTAAGATCTTCTGCTGAAAGTTCTTCACTCTCAAGCATGTGATTAAATTGATCTAATCTCTTTTGGATTTTTGCTTTTCTTACATAATTAGAACAAACCATCATGTAAAGATTCAACTCATCTGTAGTTAAATCATCTTTACTCCAAACAGAACGAACAAATTCTGATTCAAACAGTTCCCGATCTCCCTGCGTTTTATAAGAATTAATTTCAGAATCGAGCTTATAGCTTCTATAATATTTAAGAAGGGATTCTATGCATTTTTTTGTTTTCATAGTAATCTGCTTGGGATCTTCTGAAATATTTTCACCCGTCCATTTATTAATCCTTCTTATTGCAGAAAGCATAGATTTTGGGCTATGCCATTTTGCATCAACAGACAGTTCAGTTTCGTCTACAATATCATTTCTATTCTTATAAAGGAATTCTTGAACAGCCCTGTGTTCTGCCGATAAAGGTTTTATACTGTCATCGCTTAAAACAAGCTTTGCTATCTCAAAAGCTGTCATAGATGAGTTGATTCTATCCCCCATCATGAACTGAAGTTGCTGATCCGTAAAATTAACAAACTTCTTTTTTTCACTCTTTGTTGTATTATACTGTCTACCTTGTTCAGCAAGGAAAGATCTTATAGCCCTTCCTTGTTTACTTCTTCCGTCCAAGGCTTCGTCATCAAAAACAATTTGTGTTATGACATTAAGATCTGGCGTAATCTTAAATTGATCCAAGATTTTTTGTTTCTGTTCCTGAGATAGTTTCATTGAATTATGTCGTTCTCCATTATGATCTTTTTGGCTAATTCGTAGAATTTCTTTTTGATATTATTGATTTGTTTGTAGCGGCTGGATTTGCGTTCTGAAGTTGGATCTTTTTTAAACTTCATCTTCTTGGCTACATATTCTTCGTCATGACCTTCGATATATAAAAGTTTATACACTTCTCTATGTCTGTCGTTAGATAACTCCTCAAGCATCTTTACATGAATCTCTTCAATCTTTACCTCATAATCGAGAAAGCTGCCTTCCTTTAAGTAATTAATAAAATCATTATCATCAATGCTAACTGGAATTTTTACATCATAAGCATTCTTCTTTCCCTTTAACCATTTTAAGTATAATTTA